GCATCTGCAGATGTATCCGATACTGAAGATGCTGGAGCACTTTGTTGTTGTGCTGCTGGAGGTAAAATTGCAATCATGTTCTGTGATTCAGCAGTATCTTGCATCAATGTTTTTGTATTCAATTCAACTTGTGCAGCAGAAACCATAGCTCCTGGAGTTGATATTTTTGCTACAGAAGATGGATCTCCAGTTGCTGCAGGTTTATTAAGACTTGCACTTGCTATTGGTTGAGTTTGAGCTGCTGGAGTTGCTGATGCTTGTTCATTATTATTTGTCGATCCTTCATATTCCTTTTTAGCACTATCCAGATATGCCTTATAAGTTCCTCCAGTGTATACAGTCCATGGTGAAAAATTAGATCCTCCAGAAATTGCTAAGGCTGCTTTAGCATTTGTCATAGGATCACGCAATTGATCTGGATTGGTTACGCCTAATTGTGTAAGAGCAGCTCCACCTTTATGTGCTAACCAGTTGATTTGCCACAGTCCAATTGAATATTCATTTTTCATATCTGGATCTGTACCAGATTTCACAGTATCAATTGCAGGGTCTCCACGAGATTCCCCCATAGCAATTGCTGCAGCAAGAGGTATGTTGTCTCCTTTGAACCCTACTTGCTCAGCAAGATTAACTAAGTCTTTCATAGAAAGAGTTCCACCAGGATAATCAAATTTATCTTGATTATCTTGGTTATTAAGTCTTTCTGTTAAAAATCCTGCACCCAACCCTAAAGAAGCAGTTAATAAATCCATTTGTCGATTGGATTCCATTGTTCCTACAACTTCTTCTTTAGATGCTTCTGAAGTTTCTGCTATTTGTCCAGCACCTTGTTGCAAAGCTTGCAATGCAACTGCCTTTGAAATTTCAGACTGTTGCTGTATTGCTAATTTTAATTCTGCTCTTTTTTGTGAATCTCTTTCCTTTATGTCTCCGATAATTAATGAAAACAATCCAGACAATTCTGATGTTAATTTGTTTACTCTACCTGTTAAACTATCAACCAAACTTTGCAATCTTATATTTTCAACATCTTCTTTTAAATCATCACTTTCAGATTTCAAATCTATTTGAGTATTGATAATATTCAATAGATTAGATAAATCAAATCCTCCAGATAATATGGGGGTCTTAACTGCAGGTTGTGGAGCAGCAGCTTCCACAAGAGACTCCTCTCCTCTACCAAAAAATTTACTGATGTTTAATGGTTTTGGCGATTCTTCATCCATTTTTTTGTTTCTCTGCTTCCTTTTCTTCTATGTACTGTTTTAGAAGTTCAAGATATATCTCTCTCTCCCATGGCATCATGTTTTCAATTTCAGTTAATGAATATTTGTGTACATGCATTAGCGCAAAGTTGATCCTGTAATAAGTTTCAAGATCTTCTTTGGCTAGGGCTAGCCGAAAAAATCGGATAAGCCCTCCAAAACGACACTAGTTTCTTTATTTGTATTTGGATTAACAACTGTAATTGTATGAGATAATTTAGGCATTGTTTTAAAAAACTCCTCAATTTTTTTGTATTGTTTTGGAGTTAATTTTTCAACATAAGAAATTAATTCAGTATCAGTACAATCAGATGCCATCCAACAATCTTCATCGTTATAAACACTTTCAATACATGATGCAATGAGTTTTACAGATCTCTCAACATTCTCAGAAGATTTTTCTGAAACGTCAAAGTTGTTTTCAATAAATTGATTTAAAGATGGATATTTCATCTTCCAATAATATCCATTTTCCATATTAATTTTATCAGTATGTCCCTCAGGATATTGAACCTGAATTTCATCCACAAATAAGGTTACTGGAATTTTGATTTCAGGATCATCTATGCAGGTAATATTGAGTTCAATCGCTTCACCAATTGCTTTAGCACGAATGTTTAAGAACAAGTATTCAATATCAAAAGAAGGCAACTCATCAATCTTAATTCCTTTTGTCAAAATACAATTAGATAAAACTTGTTTAATTGTATTTGTAACTTGTTGAGGATCTCTAGATTCTAAAGCAATGATTAAAAGTTTTTCTTCTCTTACAATAAATGGTCTAAACTTAATCTTCTTTTTATTTGAAGGAAGAACAAGCTCAAACTGGGGTACAGTAATTTCTGGTAAAGGCATAGTATAGAGTCAGGTAAATTTATTTATTAGGCAGCTCCAAAGAAGTTTGCCGTATTCGTAGCATCTTGTCTTCGATCACCAAAATTATTATAGTATTCATTTGTAAGAACGTTTCCCAAACTATTAGTATTAAAAGTTTGTTCGTTAGGTTGCAGTGCATCTCTTACCGCCGAATCTGGAACAGTTATTGCAGACTCATATATTTTTGCCGCAGCCAAATTTCTCCTAATAATATAACGAGAATAATTAAAGTTAACTGTGAACGTTAATATTTCACTAGCTTGATAGCTAACTGGTGAAACAATAATATTAGATGGGTATGCTTGAATAAATTCATAGGTTAAATAGCTACTATTAAAAGTTCTAACTTGTTGTGAATTTATTCTCGTCGATGTATTTAGATCTTTTTCAAATTTAGTTACTAAAATACGTTGGCAATAATCATTTGGATATCTAAATTTCATAAAATTATTTTCATTGCCAGCAAGAGGATAATCTTGCCCCTGATCTGAAGAAGTAACCACACCATTGCCAGAATATAATGGGTTAATAAAGTTAATCCATTCTTCAAAAAATCTTATGATCTTATGATTATGATCCACATAAAACGTCATTGTCAGTTCAGGATACTGACGTAAAATTGGATACTTTTCTATAACTCCTTGTCTATTACCAATTGTATCTGTAGTCTTAAAGTTTGGACCTGGAAGAACCGTTCCTGAACATAGCAATTCAATCGCTTCAATTGGATCCAATCCTTCACTATCTATTGTATCATATATTCCAGCAGTTTTAAACCAACTAACAAGTCCTGCATTCCCAGCAGATCTGTTGCTCAATGGAAATGCAACTTTATAAAATGTATTAAGAGATACTTTTGAAAAAGTATTTCTTATTTGTTCTATTGGATAATAAAGCCTGGTGTTACTTGACATCTAGCAAGCTAAATATTTCGGGTATTTATACTATGTATATGTATTATCAAGGGAAATTTTCTCCCAAAAATTATCTGAAGTATAAAGGCGATCCTACAAATATAGTTTACAGATCATCATGGGAATTAATTTTCATGAAATACTGTGATGAGAATCCAAATATCTTAGAGTGGGGTAGTGAGGAAATAGTAATACCATATCGATCACCAATTGATAATCGCTATCACCGTTATTTTGTAGACTTTTATATTAAGGTAAAAGAAAAGACTGGAGAAGTAAAAAAATATTTAATTGAAATAAAACCAAAGAAACAGCTTAAGGAACCAGAAAAAAATCCCAAAAGAAAAACAAAGTATTGGAAGCAAAGTGTGTTTGAGTATGTAAAAAATACTGCCAAATGGGATGCTGCTAAAGATTGGTGTAGTGACAGATCAATGACATTTAAAATTTTAACAGAAGAAGATTTGGGATTATGAAACCATCCGAGGTTATTAAGAATCAAATTAAACAAGAACTTGGAGGAAGATTTCAATCTCAAGACTGGTATAGAAATCGTCTATTTGAAGAACTTGAAAAAGTAAATAACCAATATAGAGATAGTGATTTTAACGATACTTATGGATTAGAGTTAGGAAAAATATATTATTTTAATTACACAGCATCATTTCCAGATCGTTATCCTTACTATGATCGATTTCCTTTTGCAAAAATTACACACATTGGGAAACAAGGTTTAATATATGGAATAAATTTTCATTACTTAGATCCAAGCATTCGTGGGTTTATAGCAGAAGGTTCTGTGGATTCAATCGTACCAGTTCCTGACAAATGTTTCCACTCATATTATCCACAAGGAATTGATATGATTTATCGAGTTCCTGATGAAGATGTTAGAGGATGTGGTCAATTTGTAACTGACTTATTTGTCGATAAATACAATCAACGAGTAAAACCTAATACAGTGTGGTCTAGCTAATGGCGGATACCCTATCCAAATTAAAAGGATTGAAGGCAATTCAAATACAACAATATAACAATGAGGTTCAAGGAAGTCAAGACACGTATATTTACGTTGATGATTCTGGAAAAGTTGTTAGTGCGGCACAAGTAAATGGTGTTCCAATAAGTTTAGGTTCTGCAGATATTAGAAGAAAAGTTCTTAGTAGAGAAGAAACAATTGATTTTATTAATTCAAACTTAACAGAGATTAATAAAAAAGTTAACGTTGAGTTAAAGGGAAATTCATTTGCATCAGGATCCGCAGCAGTTGCAAATGAAGTATTGTTTGATAAACAATCTGAAAGAGTTGGAAAGTATCTAGATAATACAGATGCAGCTTCATTTAATTTTAGAGTAACGAATGAGGCTCTTGTTCAAGAATTAACTCAAGCAACACCTCCAAAAACTTCTGGTGTAATTGTATTTCCATCAGATCTTTTAGTACAATCAAATGGTGGTGGTATAGAATATTCACAAGATACCATAAGAATTAAAGCATTAAAATATGTTCCACCGCAAAAAGACTTTTTAAAAGGTCAAAGAAATGCAGGGATTTATAAAAGTGGTATTATAAGTAAGAATCAAGTTTTTAAAGGATATAATTATGAATCTAAAGATTATGATTATCGTGGAGAAGTTATACTCCCAATGCCACTTTCAGTAAGAGATGCTGTTGGAGCTGAATGGGGTGTTGGTGCTATAAATACTTTAGCTCTTGGACTATTCAGTGCAGTTCGTGATAAGTATGAAGGCAGTCTTGGTGGCGCTGCTGGTTTATTACGCACTGGTTTTAAAGGATTTCAATCTCTTGAGGCATGGGTAGCATTAGCAGATGCTTATGCTGCAGCAGGAAATGGTGCATTAAGGGAACAAATTGTAAATGATGTTACTAAAGATATCGTAGGCTCTCTTGGAATTCAAGTAGATCCTTTACAAGTTTTAGCAAGATCTACAGGAAGCGTTGTAAATAATAATGCAGAATTATTATTTAAAGGACCTAAATTAAGATCTTTTGATTTTACTTGGAAATTATCTCCAAGAAATCCAGATGATTCTGCAAGAATTAGAAAAATGATAAGATGGTTTAAGGTAAATAGTTTACCATACATCAGTGAAACTGGTGCAATTTTTATGGAGACACCTAATGTTTTTGTAGTTCAATACACAAAAGCAAATAACGAACGTAATGAAGCATTGCCTCAGCCAAAGATTTGTGCCTTATTAGATTTCCGTGTTGATTATACACCCGATGGTGTAGGTTGGGCAGCTTATGGTGATGATTCTCAACCAGTAACTAGTGTTATTAGTTTAGTTTTTCATGAATTGACTCCTCTCTTTGCTAATGAATATGCAAACATTGCAGAAGATAGCGTAGGATTCTAATGGCTTATTTCAGATACTTACCAAATTTATATTACCCATCTCTCAGAAATGAGAGATCATCTTCCAATGACTACACGCTGATTAAGAATATTTTTAAAAGAGCAAAAATACGTGAAGACTTTATAAACATTTTTACTGCGTTTGAAAAGTATTCGATTGTAGGTGATGATCGACCAGATAATGTAGCTGAACTTTTATATGGTGATCCAAACTTAGATTGGATCATTCTAATCACAAATAATATTCAAAACATTAGAGAAGATTGGCCCCTAAGTCAAGCAGATTTAAATTTATATTTGAATCAAAAATATACTCCAGAAGAATTATCTCAAATACATCATTATGAAACTAAAGAAGTTAAAGCATCTGACTATAGTATCATACTTCCAGCAGGTCTTGTAGTTGGTGAAGACTTTACTATCAGTTATTCAGATGGATCACAATTAATTGAAGATAATAATTGCATAATTTCAGTTTCAAATTATGAATATGAACTTAGAAAAAATGATGACAAGAGAAACATCTATGCATTGAGACAGGAATATATTAGTTTGGTAGAAGAAGATTTAAGACTTGCGTTTGCTAACGAACCATCCTCTGAGTACGTTGACATAAGGACTTTAAAAACATCCAATCCTAGACGATCATAATTATTGAGGATTTAATTCAATCATTAAACTTCGATCCATTTTACTTACGTTCTGTGGATCATTAAAAACTTTTATTGCTAAGGTAAATCTATCCGTCTGTGCAAAAGGAGTTAGAGGCATAACTTTGTGTTCAATTTGTGAATCAAATACAACAATTCTACCTGGAACAAAATCTACTACTCGATGTACAGTAGAATTTTCTTCATATATTTTCAACTCTCCGCCCCAAGTTTCATCCCAATACTTATTGCAAAAAAATATAATTGTTAAACAACCAGGAAATGCTGCATCTATATGTCTATTGACATAAGATACTTGTGGATAATGATTGATATAAAAATCATACAAGTACAATGTTTGCTTTAATTCGTTTACAATTTTTTGTACCGAGGGCAACACTCCAGAATCTTCAAGTTCTTTAGGAGATAAATGACATGTAAATCTAAGGTCTCTAGAAGGAAACAATGGATCACTGGTATGTTCAAACTTATAATTTGATTGTATACAATACCGATGTAAATGATTTAATTGAGCCCTAGTAAGTTTATCATCATAAACAAACAACTGATCTTTATAAAAATTATTAGTCATATTAATATTGTAATAAGTTACGAGTCTCTTTTGAATCTTTTTAAATTGTTCAAAAGTATTGTCATCTAATTCAATAATCTGATCCAACAAATTTGCATACTCTAAGATATATAACTCCTTCTGCAAATCGGAATCAAACTTATGTTCTAAGATTTTTTCTATTCTATTATCTAAAGTTGCATAAAGATAAACAAGTTCTTCTGCACGTTCACCAATTAATTTATTTACAGATTCTCTATCAGCGTCAGAATCAAATTTAAAATAACAAGTATCATATATTGCATGAAATAAACCAGCATCAATTAGATGTTGTTGTTCTGGGAAATATTGTTCTATTATTTTAGATGTGTTCTGTAAATGTTCAAAAAAAGTTTTATTTCCATGTTGAACATTTTTGGTCTTATCAAAAATAAATTTAGTCTTCTTATTCATATTAAAAGAGGGGGCTTGCGCCCCCAATCTATCACGACTCAGCGAGTCTTTGGAAATAACTCAAGTCATCATCTTCATCATCAAAAGAGGATGAAACACTTTGAGCTTTCATTCCACCAGACTTTCCCTCACGAATCTCTTCAACAGAGGGAGTTGGCATACGACCATCATCTTCATCTTCAAAAGACTCATCTTTAGGAGCAGAGGATGATTTGCCAAGAACAACTTCAAGACGATCCTTGAGCTGTTCATAAGATTTAAACTTGTCTGCAGCAATAATCTCATTCAGAGAATATTCTTTCTTCCACAGAGCTTCCAGTGCATCATCATCACCATCAAGCAAAGCAGAAGGACGTGCAAATTCAGAACTATCATAGTTCCAATAACCAGCAACCTTTTTGATCTTCAGTTTAAAATCAGCACCTTGCCAAAAGTCAAAAGGATTGAGTGCTTCTTCATCTTCAAATTCAGGATTCATGGCAGCTTGAATCTTATCAAAGATTTTCTTACCGTATTTAAAGAGGAATACTTTACCCTCATTGCCAGGATTTGCAGGATCCTTGATTACATAAATGTTGCTGTAATAAGACATCTTGCGTTTGCGACCACGAGCAATTTCTTTGTTAGCATCAGAGCCACTATTCCACAGAAGAGTATTTGCTTCGCAAATAGGACATTTACCACCAGTGGTAGTGAGGCAGTTGTCAATCAACCAACCACCAGTTCCTTGGAAAGCATGATTATACATTTTCACCCAAGGAATAATACCTTCATCTTCAGGGGCAGGAAGAAAACGAATAACTGCATAGCCATTACCAGTTTTATCTACTTCAGGCTTCCAAATGCGATCATCAGTATTGGAAGCACTGCTATTCAGTTTTTCAACTTCTTTTTGAAGTTTGGCAGTCAAGCTGCCGAGAGAGGATTGTTTCTTAAGATTAGAAAACGACATTGGATTAATTGGATACGTTGGATGTGGTCTTTGTTAGTATAGCAGGATCACTTGCGAGTGTCAAGTGCCTTTTCCATGTTTTTAATTTTCTGGTCAAGATAATCAAAAATTTCTAACATGCTTAAATTTGATGGTATTCCCATCCGTGTAGCTACAATTTTCATTCTATCAATCATAGCTCTAGCATCTGGATCATCGGAAAGAGAAAATCTCATGTAGAGAATTTTCTGCTTTTCAAATAAATCCTTCAGCAATTGCATGTAATGTTTTTTCTCTTCATAATCAAATGTTGTTGCAAAGCCCAGAGTGCTTTGCATAACTCTTTGTTGCAAAGCACTTATTGCAGCTACTTCTTCTTTGACTATTTCGGAGTCAAAGAAATCACTCATCTGCTTTGGCTTCTTCAGCTACTTCAGGTGCAGGTGCTTCTTCCTTTGGAAGTTCAACTCCCTGTCCCTGCAGGTATTCAATAATACCTTGAAGCTTCACAGCAAGATCACGCTTTTCAGCTACTTGCCCTTGAAGCTTTTGCATGTCATCAAGCAATTCTTTTTGTTGCTCAATGCAAGCTTTCAGATGTTGTTGTTGATCAGTCAGTTCCATGAATTAATTTCTCCTTTAGAATTTTTTTAAAGTTTGTCGAATCGATATTTAAAAATGGTCGATACTTTTTAATTTTAAAGCTATAAAATTGCCAAATAGGATCGTCCAACATTTTATCATAATCATCCACAAAATGCAAGATCATATCTAAAATCACAAGTGTCTCAATAGACACCTTATTTATCATATGCTCTTTAAGCAACTTGGAGTGATTACCGATCTTGCATTTAATTACATCATCAATAGTTTGATCATCAAATAAATGAGAGATCTCTTCTCTAAACTGATAGGTTAATTTTTCAGATCGTGTCTTCCATTGAGTGTAATAATCATTTCCCGAATTAATGATTTCACCAATCCAAAGTTTTTGTGGATTATCACATTCAATAAAATTTGCTAGAAAATATTCCTTGATCTCTTGATCACTTTTTTGTCTCGACATTTTTTCAAAAAAGTATCGATCCTTTCTTTTATGAAAAGAATCTGGTGTTGCTTTTGTTTTGCCGTTGTATTTAAAATAATCAAAAGATGGTTTTGAGAAATGATTCTTGAATGCCAGATATGTCCTATAGCAATCAATAGGAGTCATTTTAAATTGCAAGTTTTGCCTTTGACGAACGACGCAAATAATTTAGTTCCATTGCTTCGCATCTAATTCTTTCTTTCAAAGGTTTAGATAAAAGTTTTGGAACGTTTTCTAATTCAATACTATACTGTTCACAGTATTGAACAATTGCTTCTATGTAATTGATGTTACCAGACTTAACAAAATTTTCAATATCAGTTGAAAATTTTGCTTGATTTAAAAATTTACTTTTTAACTCTTGTTCCAGTTCTCGTTCATTTACTACTTCCATATTCTGTTAATTTGTCCTGTACGAATTGGTTAATGTACTTCTTCAATAATACAATATACTCCTTCTTATCTCTTTTGTCAAATACTTTAACCTCACCATCAGGAGTTACCATGATAGTAATAAGTTTTTTAACAACTTTTTGAGTCATCTCATAATACATACAAGCGTAGGCAACTTCTTGTACGAAATACTGTTGGATCCACGCTTCTGGTTTTATTTTTTTAGAAGTTTTAAAGTCAATAATTGCAAGCTCACCTTCATATTCAGCGATGCAATCTACTCGTCCAGCGATACCTAACACATCGCTATACAAACATTTCTCAATAGCATGAATATTATTTATCTTATCTAGAAACGGTTTAGTGGCATCAAACATGAATTCAATTTCTGGAGATTCATGTTCAACAACTTTATTTTCTAGATAATCTTGTGCGGATTTGTGAAAAGAAGTTCCTCGTGTAGTAGACTCTTTGATAACTCGATCAGCTTCTTTATCACCAACTTTTGCTCGCCAATCTTTAAAAACTTGACGATTGTAATGTGACGTAATCGAAGTGATAGATGGATACAAATTCCCTGTGGATGGAGAAGGATAGTATCGGTTTCCATCCACATAGGTTGTTTCCATTTCAGGAAACTCAATATCAAGGTGAGTAAACATTAGAACCCCAGTGCCAATTTATTAACGATGTAGGATTTTACTAAACCAGATCTGACAATATCTTCAACCCCAAATTCAATACAGTCAAACTCAGGCATAGCCATAAGAATTTTGGTGAAATCGATGATACCATTGCGTTCATTGGTTTTGATCAAATCGGATTGAGTTGCATCACCACAGAACATGATCTTACAATTTTCACCAACACGAGTGATGATAGAATCAAGTTCATGGAAATTCAAGTTTTGACATTCATCAATTAGAAGAATTGAATTATCAAACGTAGTACCACGGATGAATGAGGTTGACCAGAATGAGATAGTTTCTTGCGTTTTAAGATTGCCATAGAGCATCTCAAAGGAAGGATCATCAGGCATCTCAAACATATATTTTACCATATTCTTATAAGGAATCTGATAAAGTGAAGATTTATCTTCATGGTCTCCAGGAAGAAAACCAATCTCTCTGGTTGCAACTAGTGATCGTACAATATAAAGTTTTTCATATGGAGTGGTGGAATCCAGAACATCACGCAATGCGAGATACATGGTGATGAATGTTTTACCTGTTCCAGCAGCACCATAGGCAAAAAGATTTTGTCCCTTTTCATAAGCATCAAAAAGAACTTTTTGATTATCTGTAAGGGGTTCAATGTCAATTAGAAAATCGTCATTGATTGGCTTCTTACGACGAAGCTGTTTGGCACTCATGCCGATGCCAACTTGAGAGATTTGTTTTTTTCTTGCCATGTAATTTACTTATAGGGTTTTACTACAGAACCAGGAATTTTTGAAACACGATGAAGAACTTCATTCCATCCACCATCGGTTTTATTTTGGAAGTCGCCAACACCACTAACGGCGCTTGCAGTTCCAGCAGACCAGTCTTTATCCCAGTCTGGATTTTCTTTTCTCCATTTATCATACTCTACCATAGACATGTAGAGTTCTTGTTTTTCTCCAGTTACTTTATTAAACACAGGATATGTTGGCATAAGACCTCCTATTCAATTAAAATTGCTGATTGATCGTTACATGTCCAATCAAGTGCTTCAGCAATTGTTGGAAACTTACTGACAAATACACAGCGACATTGCTCTGCAATCATCATATGTTCTTTTTGTGTGCCATGTGCAGATCTAAGATTGATATAATGAATCCAAGATCTAGCACTGCCTGTCATATAAATTTTGGTTGGAGTTGCAATTGGAAGTACAAATCTAGCACATTCCTTTGCCACACCATTCTCAAGAAGTTTATTATAAAGATCTTGAGATTCTTTAAAGTGCATCTCAATCATCCCCTCCATGTATGCTTTGTCACGAGGATTCAAATCATCAATTGAATTCTGACGATTTTTTGTATCTTGACGGCGCAGATCTGGAATTTCAATTTGGTCAGCAAGCAGATTAGTATCTGCATAACGCTGCGAAAATTCTTGGAATGTAAAACTTCTATGACGTAAAATTTGAGCAGCAATTCCTCTAGTCGTATTAATTTCTAGAGTCATGTAAGCTTGCTCAAAGATACTCCAATGCTCATGTTTGATGCAGTATTTGAGAAGTCCTGCTGCAGTATCAAAGTTAAGTTGATTATTTGGATTACTGACTCTAGCAATATATGAAATTACTTCTTGTGCATTTTTATTGATCAATTCACCAGCACCTTGAGTGATGGCAATCAATTTTACATTATTCATAGAAATGAAAATAGACTACAGTATTATACAGTATTGTTTTGAGAAAGTCAAGTTATTTTTTGGGTGGCTTTGAAACTCCAGTTCCAGTGATGCCAAGTTGCTTTCTATATCTTAAAGTATTTTGCATTGCTTGCTGACGTTCTCTATTGGCAGCAGCAATATCTCTTTCTCTTTGACCACCAATTCCCGTAGTTCGTGATAACTGTCTAAGGGCATAAGCGCCAATTCCGCTCTTATCAACAGTATCTCTAGATGCTACAGAAGCTCTTGCAAGATATGTTGCTTTACCACCACGGTATGCCAGATCTCCTACTCTACCACCAGGGAGAATCTGTGTTTTGGGAAGTTGTACCGTCTTTCCACCAGTGGTAACTGTGTTGGCTTTTTGATTGAAAGTAGTTGGTCTTCCAGTTCCTACAATCCCAGACCCTTTAGTAGCACCATAAACATTAGCTTTTGATGCCTGCTGTCTAGAAGATTGAACAGCTGCTTGAACACGTTGATTGCTTAATCTATCAGATTGTTTTGCACGAGCAGCATCAATTTGTTTCATTCTTTCT